CTCCGAATAGTGACCATCTAATGTATGGTAATCACGTTTTGATACCACTGGTTCAGAATGAGGCTCGTGATGAATACGTATTTGTACGTGAGCCTATTGCGGTAAAACAGCATCGTCGCGTTCGCAAGCATAACTCCATACTGTATGTGAGTAGTGTGCTTGCTGAAGTGCGTGTGAGATTTGGAGTTCCTGATGATAATAAAGCCAATCGGTTGGCTATCCGCAAGTTCGCTGGTGATTTGATGAAGAATCATGGCGTGCGGATGTCTCACATTGCACAGTATGTGCCCATTGTGGTGGAGTTGGCGTTTGTGGCAAGCGATGATGAGTTGCATGCACAAATGCTAGCCCGAACGGAGGCAGCCAAAGAGCATAAGATGGCTCATTTCTTGAATGTACCTTTGGGTAGCGTTCATGCATGGCCGTCATGGATGCATTGGGCGGTCGCCAGTGGCGTGTTGTTGGGAACACACGCCATAATGTCGGGGCGCAATTGACGGGGGCAGAGCAAGGGGACTACGGATGTATTGCAGGTAGTGGAACTCGATGGCGTAAGACACACGTCAAAACTGAAACATCCAAAGTTGGTCGTAACCCGGAGCTCAGCACCTTGTCGGACTCGCAAACAACTCATTGTATCTGGCATGAGTGATAAACGCACCTTGCGAGTAAATGATCCAGATATAGGAACCCTAGAAACAGCGCTGTTAGAGCGCATGTATTATTGTAAAGTAGGAGACAAGTTTGAAGAAGCACCCAATCCTGATCGAACTTATCTGTTCGATAAGCTGCGAGATTTTAAGAATCGAGTGTTATCAGTAGTAGGTAGAGCCACCCCGGTTTCCCCTCAAGAATTTGTTGAGATGTATAAGGGTCGCAAAAGAACTATCTACGAACGTGCAGCTAGTATTTTCAATACGATTGGAGTGTTGGCCAAGCATGCTTTAAGCGTTGCCTTCGTTAAGTGTGAGAAGGTAAATCCTGATAAAGCTCCTAGATGTATTCAGCCACGCAATGCTGTGTACAATTTAGCAATTGGGCAATATTTGAAGCCCATTGAGCACCGTATATATAATGCTATCAAGAAAGTGTTTGGGAATTTGGGACCCATTGTGATGAAGGGGTTCAATGTTCGACAGGTTGCTAACATTTTGGTGACGAAGTGTAGGCGATTTGTCGATCCAGCGGCGGTTGGTTTGGACGCAACCAAATTTGATATGCATGTTCACAAACATATGTTGGAGTGGGAACATTCTATTTATAATACCATTTTCCGGTGTGCCAAGTTGAAAGAGTGGT